CGGTGACAACCCCGCGCGCTGGAAGGCGCCGGCGCTGGGGGCGACCCCAGCGACCCAACCCGAAGTGCGGGTGGCCTCGCGCCTCGTCCCGGGCACCGAGAAGGGGAAGGTCGTCTTGACCTTCATGTACCCCTACTCGACGCTCGACACGACGACCGGCGTGACGACCGTCCGCGCCAAGGAGATGGGTCGGTTCGAGTACACGGGCGACAACGAGATCCCTCAGTCCGTCCGCGACGAGGCGGCCAGTCAGGTTTGCCACCTGATCGGTTCCGCCGCGTTCAAGACGATGCTGAAGGAGCTCGCCGCCGCGACGTAAGTCGCTACTCGCACGGCCAGCGATGGCCGTGTCACCGTGACATCCAAGGTGAAATCAATGCACTTATCGTTAGAAACGAAAGCGCTGGCGCGCGGAATCTTCACCGCGCTCGGAACTCCTCTATCGCTGAAGCTTCGTCAGCAACTTGAGTTAGGGGAGTGGGCGGCCATTGCATCAAGCAAGGTCAGTCCCAGGGATTACACCTCTGCTGAGGCTTACTTCCGCGACGCTGTCGCGGGGGAACTCCTTCGTAAGTGTGAAGACTTGCCAACGCCCGATAGCGATCGGCGCCTCGCGGCGCTAGCGAACTGGAAGGCTGGTGAGGATGACTGCTTCCGGACGAACCGTAGGCTTTCTCCATATCTGGAGGGTGCGACTCATCCTTCAGCTAATCTGGACGTCTCGCGGCACATTGCCGCGATACGCGAAAAAGTCGCCTTAGTGTTAGGTCGTTGCCCTAAGTTGGATGATCTCCAACCCAGGCACGGCCCGGGAGCTACCTTTTCCGATCCGTCAGACCTCGCGACGGTGGCTGACAAAATGGATGTACGACCGTCAATCACGCGTTCCGCGTGTTGGTTCCTCCTTGATTGGATGGGAACAGCGTGGGGGCACTATGCCCTCAAGCGGGATGTCCGTCCTGTACAAGTCAGGGGTAACAGGTTCTCTGTTGCCCCAAAAGATGCCACAAAGCATCGCTGCATCGCGGCGGAGCCCTCTGTGAACATCTTTTACCAGCTCGCCTTAGGCGGGAGGGTAAGGTCTGCCCTGAAGAGGGTAGGAATTGACTTGGACGGTGGCCAGGCGACCCACATATCATTGGCGTATCATGCGTCGGTGATGGGGGACCTGGTCACTTTGGACTTGAAGAACGCAAGCGACACTCTAGCATACAGCCTCGTGAAGCTGTTGCTACCCACCGATTGGTTCCAGCTTTTTGATGAGCTGCGGAGTCCTTTCACTAGGATGACGTTAGAAGAAGCCTCCCGCGTGAGCGGCCGGGCTTTGGACAAGGGAAAACCAAGGTGGTTTAAGCTGGAGAAATTTTCCAGCATGGGTAACGGATTTACCTTCGAACTCGAGACTTTGATCTTCTGGGCGATCGCCTCTCACGCCTCGAAAGTGGCGTGTGACGAGCTTGGTCTGCCTCAGGATCGTGTCTGGGTCTATGGGGACGACATCATCTGCACGAGCAGAGTGTCCGATTCCGTTATCTCGGCCCTCCGATTCTTTGGGTTCACACTGAATGATCAAAAGTCGTTCGTAAGTGGTCCTTTCAGGGAATCGTGTGGTGGAGACTTCTGGCATGGGCGGCCTGTCCGGCCGTTTAACCTTAAGGCTTCATTAGATGAACCGCACCAACTTATTGCGGCAGCTAACCAAGTTCGCAGCGTGGCTCATGACCTCTTCAAGGGGTCCCTGGGTGCTTTTGCTGGTCCTTGGTGCGCTCTCCAAGATCACCTTCCATCTCACGTTCGACGTTGTCGCGGTCCTTCGGGACTTGGCGACATTGTTCTACACGATGATGAACGCTGGTGGTCTTGGACATCTAACGCCAAAGATCGTCTCTTCGCTTACGTACCTGTGTCATACCGTAAGGTTTCACTGAGGTACTTCAGCAGGGAGACGGTCTTCGCTTGCATGCTCTACGGCATCGATATTAACGAGGGTTTCATCAACCCCCGCGACTCGGTGTCGGGTTACGGCATTCGCAAGGTTTTCGCCAAGAAGAGTGAGTGGACCCCAAGTCCGTTCATTCGCCGTGGCGAGCCTAGTGAGCCGGTGCATGCGCACTCGGTCTCCGGACCGACGTGGAGTAAGGCTTACCGCCTTCCACGTAACAGTG